ATGGCATGGTAACGTTCAACGCTCACCATATCAGTTACAGATTGTCAGATATCGTTGTCGAACCATTTGCTGCGAGTAGCGTTGCGGAGGCGTTGCAGCTGATACAGAGCAAGTCCGTCAATGCGAATCCGTTTACGTTTTGGACAGACAAAACCACTGTCGCAAATTTCGAGAACGATGTACCACGCACGGCGCGTAATATGCTCGGAGGCGAAGAAAACTCGATTCTCGATGTATATGGCTCCGGCGAGTATGAGTTTGACCGGTGGGAGGTAAAGCTGTATGCACACCGTGGAGTGGACTCAGATGTCGAAATACGTTACTCGAAGAACCTGACGGGGCTGAGTGAAGACATCGACCACAGCGGAACATACAACGCTGTTGTGCCGTTTTGGACTAACGCTGAGGGTCGATTCGTTTCGTTGCCGGAGAAGATGATCATCTTCGAGGGTGTCGAGCCTCAGATCGCATATCTGACCGACCACAATCTCGTCATTATCAGAACGGAGAATTACGAACCGATCGAGGTCGCATACACGATGGTCGACGCTGCACCGATGGATCTCTCCGATGCGTTCGAGGAAGAGCCGACGGTCACCCAGCTGAGGAACGCAGCGATCTCTCGATTCAATTCCAGCAAAGGATGGGAGCCAAGTGAGAACTTGGAAGTCGACTTTATCCAGCTTGCACAGACGGAAGAGTTTGCCGATTACGCAGCTCTCCAGCGGGTAAGTCTTTGCGATACAGTATCGGTTTACTATCCACAGGTCGGAATCAACAAGGTAAAGCAGAAAGTCGTAAAGGTAACATACAACGTGCTTCTTGACCGATACGATTCGATCGAGCTTGGAGACATCAGGACATCACTCGGACAGGCAATCAAGTCGAGCATCATGGAGGATGTTCCAACCACATCGATGATGGATGAGGCTATCGAGTATGCAACGGACTTGATCCGAGGCGGATTAGGCGGTTACGTGGTCATGACTCCGGGGCCTAAGGGTTACCCGGAAGAGATCCTGATCATGGACTCACCGAGTACCGACACGGCTGTCAACGTATGGCGATTCAACAAGGGCGGACTCGGACACAGTTCGAATGGATATCAAGGCCCGTTCTCGGACATTGCATTAACGGCTGACGGCAAAATCAATGCGTCGATGATAACTACGGGAGCGCTGAATGCAGGATTAATCACAGCCGGGACGATTTCTGACATCCCGGGGGATAATTATTGGAATCTTGAAAGTGGCCAGTTGGTTACGGCAAGGGGACAAATTGGGCCGTTCACATTGGATTCTGAGGGTTTGAAGTATGATCCATATGCGAATGTTTCTACATATTTATTGTCCACAATTTTGAAGTTTTTTTGGGGCAAAATAAGTCGCAGTACTGAAATAGACATAAATGCCAGGGGCATTGACTTTTATTATAGTACGGACTCCGTTGATGATTTTGATTCCGCAACGCCAGCTTTTTCGCTAAAGATTGATAGGACGTATTACCCGGGATATTTTTCTTTGTTACGGGATTTGTCAGATACGGTTATAAAAGTAGCACCATATGAATCTAGTGATACGTATGTCGTAGAATTCACGAAAAACGTCAGAGTCTTGGGAAGCCTTGCAGTAACAGGGACAAAGCCGAGAGAGGTCAGTACCGAAGATTATTCTAAACGTCTTCTGTATTGCTACGAAACACCGACACCGTTGTTCGGAGATATCGGTGAGGCTCAGCTCGATGAAGAGGGCTTGTGCTATGTAGATCTAGACGACATATTCTCAGAGACAATAGCAAGCAAAGTCGAGTATCAAGTATTTCTGCAAAAGGAGGGCGACGGCGATTGCTGGGTAGCAGATAAGCAGAAACGATACTTTGTTATTCAAGGCACTCCAAATCTCAAAGTCGCTTGGGAACTGAAAGCAAAGCAGAGAGATTACGACATGATACGTCTCGAACAGCCTGATAACGGATTAGATGAATACGTAAAAACAACAGACGCTGATTCATTACTTGATGCTTACATAAACGAACAGGAGGAATTACTTTATGGCAACTATTAAGCAGCTTGCATCGTTTGCGGTGCTTAACGTAAACGGGGGAGATCGAGTCACTTACACTTACGATGAGATCGATGCCGATACAGGCGATATGGTTTCGGCAAACAACAAAGGCTCGTTCTTTGCGGTCGACTCTGCTCTTAAAGGCAAGATCACAAGCATTCGAAACTATATAAGCGAAAACAAACTCTCTGAATAAGGAGGGGACAAGATGCAAATACATGAATTGAACAGTTTCGTCGGTACTCCGAGTACCGGCGATTATTTTGCAATCGATAATGGAGAGGAAACGACTAAACTCGACGCTGCCGTGTTGTCTGCGATAGCGGAGTCGGTAGCGGAGCCTATAGCGGAATCAGCTGCAACGCTCCGTGAAGTTTTAGTGTTAGACTCGACGCTTCCGTGTTGTCTGCGATAGCGGAGTCGGTTGCGGAGCCGATAGCAGAGGCAAAAGCGGAATCAGCTGCAACGCTCCGTGAAGTTTTAGTGTTAGACGTTGCGTCGTTCTCGTCTCTGCCTCAGACCGTCACGAACAGCAATATCACGTCCGATATGGTAGTGGTTAATTCCGTTCTCGGTTCGCCAGCAGCTCAAACGGGCGATTGGACGGTGACAACATCTGACGGGTCGCTTACGGTTAGCGGTTCGATTAGCGGTTCGACAACGCTGACGTTATATCTCGCAAAGTCAAGATAGGAGGGAACATGGCAAAGATTATCGTAAACTTCGGGGGGGGGGTACTGCGGTACTCGGAACATCGTGGAAAGGAGGCAAGCGTTAGGTTTGTCTCCGAGACTTCCGAAAGGAGGTCTGAGGTAAGGCTGATAGGAGGTGACTCCTATGGCTGTTAGCGTAATCAAAGCAACGAGCAAGTGCCACATACGAACAAGCAAACCGATATCTGTTGCTGTCGCTGCAAACGCAAAGGGTACAGTTAACTATGGGTATAACGAACCTGCCCCAAACGGGACGCTTGTAAGCAAAGAGTTTGTGAGAACCGATTCGGGTGGATATAGCATAATCATCGATGCCCCATTATACGGCTCTTACATTGCATATATGTCACTCGGTTCATCACCGACATTAGAGGGATACGTTCGTGACTTGTACGTTGAATAGCCAATAAAAGCCGTACCGAGAGCGGTATGACATCAAGAATAAAGCCAAATAAAGCTATCAGAGTAGTCGCGGCATCGGGTACTGCAAACATAACCACTGCGGGCGGTTTTGCGAACGCAACGCTGAATTTCACCAAGCCAACTAATGGCGAGTGGATTGGCACACTCCTCGAGACGGTAGGTGCATCCAATTCGGTCAACAACGTGACTGTGTGCGTTCCTACTTCAGACTCGGAAACGACAACGGTGTATCGTGTTGTAAGTTCGCAAGTGCAGACCGTAACCGTGTCAGCTCGAAAAATCTATTTGGTATAAACCTAACGCCATATGATATATGGCAACATCAACAATTAATGCAAATTATGCAAAAGCAACGTTAGCTTCAGGGATATCAACGAATGTGTACCGATACGGGCATATCGGGTGGATGCGGTTTTCGATAAACGATACCGTGCAGACGCTACTCGCACAGACCATCCCTACGGGATTCAGACCGAGAGAGGCGTGTTATATAGCCGTTACGCTCTTCCTTTCTGTGACGAATAAATACTATTTAGGTCGTGTTATGCTCGAAACAACGGGCAAAATGAGGTTCTTTTTTATCGATGAGAACCGTGCTGAAGTGGAAATTACAACGGGAGGAAGTTGGTTCGCAATCGGAAGCGGAGCATATGTTATTTAACAGAAAGGAGCGACATGCTCTACATCATCACATTTTTCGTCGGCTCTTTTGTCGGCATGATGCTGACTTGTATCGTGGTCAGCGGGAGGGGTAAATAATGAATAATTTTATTAAGGCATCGCTGATTCGTGCCTTGCGTACAATAGCACAGACAGCCGTCGCTATGATTGGCACGGCAGCCGTGCTGTCGGATGTCCAGTGGAAGGTGGTCATATCCGCATCGCTTCTGAGCGGTATACTGTCACTTCTGACGAGCATCGCTACGGGTCTTCCTGAGGTGGACTATGCCGAACACATCTATATGTCGGCAGACGAACCTGAGGACTCATACGTTGAGGAAGAAGGTGAGGCTGATGAATAATTTCGAGATGCTCAAAGTCGCGCAGAAGTATCTTGGTCAAGGCGGTTCACGCTTCAGAAAATTCTGCGGTCTGCCAAGCGGTTCTGCGTGGTGCAATGCGTGGGTAGACTACATCTTCAACGAGAGCGGAAACACATCGCTCTTCTGCAACGGAAGAAAGGTGACGTACTGTCCGACATCAATGAAGTGGTGTCAGAACAATCTCGCGCAGGTACCGATTTATCTTGCACTTCCATGCGATGTAATCTACTTCGACTGGGAACCTAACGGAGTGCCGAACCACATCGGACTTGTCAGAGAGAGGAAGAGTGACCTCGAAGTATACACTATCGAGGGCAACACATCAGGCGGTATCGTAGCGCAGAAGACGAGAACTGAGAAGTACGTCTGCGGATGCTACAGACCGCACTTCAAGCCGACAGACTTCAGTGCTGACAAGAAACTCGAAGTCGATTCCTACTTTGGATACAACAGTATCGCAGTTATGCAGAGGTGGCTGAACGTGGACATTGACGGCATCCTAGGCAAAGGCACTGTGATGGCACTTCAGAGACGCATCGGAGTGTCAGCAGACGGCTCTTGGGGCAAGGGTACATCGAGAGCATTGCAGAAGATAATCGGCACGGACGCTGACGGCTACTTCGGGGCAAAGTCTGTAAAGGCTCTTCAGTCATACCTGAACAAGCAAGTCTTCGGTAAGACCAACACCGAAACGAATATTCCGCAGACCAAGACCAGAGGAGACAGGATCGCAGACACAGCGGTATCGCTCATCGGCAAGGTCAAGTACAAGAGCGGTGGCACGGACATCCGTACTGGTGTTGACTGCACTGGCTTCGTTCAGCACTGCTACAAAGTCAACGGCATCACGATGTCAAACAAACTGAGCGACTGGGGAAAGTCAATCGGCACGGATGCGTCAAAGGCTAAGCGTGGTGATATCTTTACCTACAAGAACAAGAGCGGAATACATCATGCGATCTATGTCGGTGACGGCAAAGTAGTTCACGCTGCCAATAAGAAAGAGGGCGTGAAAATATCAAAATGGAATTCAATGAGTCGTCCTCTGGTTGGAATCCGGCGCCGTTGGAAATAAGAGGGGAGGGATTAAGTATGACCGATACAATGATAGTCGCTGCAGTTGGGCTTATAGTCGGATTGATCGCAATCGTTACTCCGATCGTGAGGCTCAACAGCAATATAGTCCGCCTCACAACGGTAGTGGAACAGCTCGAGACGCTGGTCAAAGAAAAGACCGACAAGCTGGATGACAGAATCACCAAGCACGGTAAAGAAATTGATCAGCTGAACATCGATGTTGCTGAACACGAAGTCAGGATCAAGGCTCTTGAGAAGTAGGGCGGTTCGGAGACGGACCGCAGAGGTTCACCTCCATTGACAATAAAGCGCAAAGAGACCCGGGTACAATGCCCGGGCCTTTTTGTGTGGTTGATTTTTTCTATCATTTCAGCAGCTCTGGATATGATTCTTCAAGCCAGTCAATGTGCTGTTGATAATCATTAAGAAAGGCATCTGCGTATTCACGAACATCTTCCGGGTCATGGATCTTCACTTTGCCATCATAACTTGTCCATATCCATTTTGCCCTTGGTGTAAATTTTATTCTGGCTAGATCTAATTGACCAGGATCCTCGAGCAGAAGGGCAACGGTTACATAGTTGTCCGACTTACGGACTAGGCCGAACTTGGATGTGTCTATTCCTTCATCAGCAAGAATCTCCATGATCACATTAAATATTTCTTTTTCTCCATCGGTAGCGTTGACTTCACGCAGCTGCCCGTAATTACTAATTTTAACTTCCATTGATTTCACCTCCAACTCGAGTATAGCAGAATTTTGTGCGAATGTGGGTTGACTTTGTGAAACCATCGGCCTATATTTGTAAGTGAGGTGACTTGAAATTAATAATATGACTTCCAAGGGAGTGGGGAATCGTCACATTGTTGACTATAAATTTTATCCCAGCAACTATTCCTAAAATCATAAAAGAGGGGGTAGTTGGAACAGCTTTCTTAAAAATTACATATTAATGATGACTAAGTCACCTCTAAGGATAACACTAAATGGTTGCCAAGGAGGTGATTTTTTTATGAGAGCGCAGAGCATCCCGCAATTCGCCATCGTCAAAGCAGACTCGGCTCCAGCTTTTGAGGAACAGCTCAACGCAAGAATCAGAGAACTATCTGACCGTAATCCATCTGTCAAGTTTGATGGACTGACAGCGTACATCAGCTACAGCGAGACCGTAAGAACACCGGAGACGTTGGCTGAGGCTTTCGAACTGAATGGAGCTTGCTTCCACTGTGAAGACTGTCCAGAGTTCCAAGAGATCGCGAAGGAAGACGGAACCGGAGACAAGCGTCTGAAGTATGGAGAGTGCCAGTATGCAGAGATGGGCAGAACACGCAGAGACAGCAGAGCTTGCAACTTGCTGTATCAGATGATCAAGGACGGGAGGATAGGACTATGTTACAGAAAATAGGATTCATACTTGTGTGCATCGGACTGATGATGGCAGATAGCGATTGCTTACTTATCCCATTCGGAGTGGTCTCCATCGGAGCGCTTCTGCTCTGGATCGAGACAGGAAGGGAGGCCGACGATGAAACAGCCTAAAAAGCATTACTACATACTGCTCAATGATGAGTATGTTGGGCAGACATGGGCAGTGTCCGAAGCAAAGGCAAGAGTCAACTGGTGGTGGGCAAATGTGAAGTACAACGACCAGTTCAGCTACAGAGCATATAATCCAGAAGACTTCGAAGCGATCTGCATTAATTAGGAGGTGCACACAATGGTATTTGCAACTAACGAAAAGAGAGATTACTGCCAGGTGCTCGACGCAGCACTGGCGCCGATGATGGACTTTGACTCACTTGACTACTGCATCAATGGAGTAACGCAGGAAGAGTTTATGAGAATTTCAGACAAGCTGGGTTCCGTTGCGTACTTCGATATCACAGGCATGACTTGCGGCGAAGTACTGAAGGACGTCTGCAAGGTGGTCCTGCTCGATCAGGCAAGGATTGCACCGGACAGTCTGATCACAGACATCAGAAAGAAGCGCAAAATCGCAGATATGTTCAGGAGGTAACGGCATGAAGTTCAAAGTAACAGAGTTTATCAGAGATTACGTAAAGGTAAATGAAGAAGGCAAGTATGACTGGATCGAGATCAAGAAGAAGTACACCGCAAACACATGGGACGATCTCACGAATCTGATCATGTCAATGATTGACTTCACTGACGGCCCGATCAAGTTCGAGGTAAAGAAGGAGGCGGAAGATGAGCAGTAGACTGACAGGCGACTTCCGCAAGTTCATGGACAAGAACTATCTCGGTTCGTGGGACGTTCCGGACGGGGAAGATCTCGTTCTGACAATCGACCATGTCGAGCAGAATGACGTCAAGAACGAACGCGGATCTGAGCGTAAGCTGACACTCCACTTTGCAGAACGTGGTTACAAGCCGATGATACTGAACACGACCAATGCGAAGAGGATCGGCAAGGTGGCTGGTTCCAATAAGGTTGAGAACTGGGAGAACCTCCGCATTGCAATCTATACAGAGAAGGTAACTGCGTTCGGTGGTACAACCGATGCGCTCCGTATCAGAGAGTACGCACCAAGAGAGACCGAAGCGTTCTGCGACGAGTGCGGACAGAAGATACAGAGACACGGAGACTATTCCGTTAACAAGATAGTCCAGCTGAGTAAGGCCAAGTACAAGAAGTGCCTTTGCTGGGACTGCTCGATGAAGGCAAAGGAGGCGGAGTGATGAGTAAAGGCCTGATTGATGCAAAGAAATTCTACTCACAGACCAGTTTGCACTATCGCGATTGGGGGCAAGGAGCCTTAGCGGTAAATGCTCAGATTGGGAGCAACGCCCATGCTCCAAGCAATACCGACCACGACCTTGGTTGGACATTCAGTTTGAAAAATCCTGAGGCAAAGAAGAATTTTACACGTCTCTACGATATTGTGCTTCGCCAAGACGGAACGCTTGACATAAGGTCCGACGAAAAGAACCTCCCAAGCTGGGGATATTCTCAAATTGCACATGCAATGAATACGGTTTATCAAGCATTGATCGACAACGGTTTCGGGGCTCGATGATATGGAGGAGGCACGAACAATGGGAAACGAATGGATGGTCAGACCGAAAACACTCGGAGAGCGCACCCGTTACGAAGTGTACAAGATACTGCACGATACAGGCGATGTCATTACCAGAGGCGGTCTGTGGGATACCGCAAAGGAAGCGGAAACACTCGCAACGAACCTAAACAAGATGGAGGCGAGACGGAAGAAATGAAACTGACAGAAGATAATTATTTCTCCACTGAGGCAATGAAGGAATACTGGTCAGTGAGCCAATTTAAACAATTCTGTCGCTGTCCAGCTTCCGCCATTGCCGAAATGAATGGAGAATACGAGCGTGAAAAATCCACCGCGCTCCTCGTTGGATCTTATGTGGATGCCTACTTCACTGGTGACAAGGGTGCTCTGGGGCGGTTCGTTCTGGAGCATCCCGAAATCACCAACTCGAGGACCGG